GGCAAAAGCCACTGGGAAGGTGGTATGGACAACGGATACTTTAACAAAGCACACGGTAAAGCAACTAACAAACTTGCTATGATGTGGATGAAGTTATGTGATAGATACGCAACAAGAGGCAATGTACGTGGATACACTTACAATGACGAAATGCGTGGACAAGCAATTCTACAATTAGCACAAATTGGCTTACAGTTTGATGAATCAAAATCAAACAATCCGTTTGCTTATTATACTGCGGCGGTTACAAATTCATTTGTACGTGTTATTAACATCGAAAAACGCAATCAAAACATTAGAGACGATATTCTTGAAATGAACGATATGAATCCTAGTTTTACTAGACAAAATCAAGGTCAGTGGGAGCGTCAAATGGAAGAACACCAAAAAAAGCTGGCAAACGAGAAAAAGACTTGACTTTAGTCTTAAAATAAGTTATAATATAAAGGTTAAGACTATAAAGGATATATTTTGTTTAAAAAAGCGGCTGTGTTTACGGACATACATTTAGGATTAAAATCAAATAGTCGACAACATCTTCAAGACTGTGAAGACTTTGTTGATTGGTACATTGAACAAGCAAAAGCTAACGGTTGTGAAACTGGCATTTTTTGTGGAGACTGGCATCATAATAGAAATACAATTAACGTACAAACACTTGATAGCACTACTAGGTGCCTTGAAAAGTTAGGTGCGGCATTTGAAAATTTTTATTTCTTTGCTGGCAATCACGATTTATACTATAAAGATAAACGTGATGTTTTTTCAGTAGAGTTTGCCAAACATATTCCCGGTATTACTTATATTGAAGAAACTACTGTAAAAGACGATGTAGCATTGGTGCCTTGGTTAGTAGGCGACGAATGGAAAAACATTCAAAAGATTAAAGCAAAATATATGTTTGGACATTTTGAACTTCCTAATTTTTATATGAACGCACTTGTAAAGATGCCTGACCACGGTGATTTAAAACCAGAACATTTTGAACATCAAGAGTATGTGTTTAGCGGACACTTCCACAAACGGCAAGTACAAGGAAAAATACAATATCTAGGTAATGCTTTTCCTCACAACTATGCTGATGCGTGGGATGATGATCGCGGAATGATGATTCTTGATAAAGAAAATAATGAAGAACCTAAATATTTAAATTGGCCTGACTGTCCTAAGTATCGAACAACTACTCTTAGTAAACTTCTTGATCCGGACTCAGATATTATTAAACCTAATATGTATTTGCGTGTTACACTAGACTTGCCAATTAGTTACGAAGAAGCACAATTTATTAAAGAAACATATATTACTCAACACGGTTGTAGAGAGATTACACTAATTCCTAGTCAACAAGACGAAGAGATACACACTGATATTGATATTAGTACTTTTGAAAGTGTTGATCAAATTGTTACTAAAGAAATTTCAGCAATTGATACTGAAAATTATAATAAAAGTGTTCTATTAGGGATATATGACGAACTATGATAAAAATTAAAAACTTAACGGTTAAGAACTTTATGAGTGTGGGCAATCAGACTCAAGCAGTTGACTTTGATACACAACAGATTACGCTTGTGCTAGGAGAAAATCTTGACCAAGGTGGTGACGATAGCGGTTCACGTAACGGTACAGGTAAAACTACAATTATTAATGCGTTGTCTTACGCATTGTACGGACTTGCGTTAACAAATATCAAACGTAATAATCTAATTAATAAAACTAATAGCAAAGGTATGTTAGTTACACTGTCTTTTGAGAAAGACGGCAGAGAATATAAAATTGAAAGAGGTCGTTCACCTAATATTTTAAAGTTTTATGTAGACGGGCAAGAACAAGAAATGTTAGACGAGTCGCAAGGCGATTCACGCAAAACACAAGAAGATATTCAAGACTTACTTGGTATGAGTCATAATATGTTTAAGCATATCTTAGCACTCAATACATACACTGAACCGTTTTTAAGTATGCGTGTTAACGATCAAAAAGATATTATTGAACAGTTGCTCGGCATTACAATACTAAGTGAAAAAGCAGAAACACTTAAAGAACAAATTAGAAAAACTAAAGAAAATATTACTGAAGAAAATGCTAAACTTACAGCACAACAATCTAGTAACGAACATATTGGCAGTACTATCCGCAGTTTAGAATTAAAAGAAAGTGCTTGGAAAGAAAAACAATCACAAGACATAGAAAAACTACGCAAAGGAATAGACGAATTAGAGCATTTAGATATTGATTCTGAGTTAGATTCGCATGAAAAACTATCTAACTGGACTGAACATAATAATGCTATTATGGCTCTTAAGAAAGAACTTAGTACATTAGAACCAGCACTAGTACGTGCTGATAAGAGTGTTAATAAAGTTAATAAAGACATCGCAGAATTAGAAGATGCTGTGTGTTATACATGTGGACAAGAACTTCACGCAGACAAAAAAGCAGAAATTGCTGAACGTAAATCTAAAGAGCTTACTGATGCTAAATCATATCAAGAAGAAATTAACGGTAAAGTAAAAGACGTTATGGCTTCTTTAGATTCTATTGGTGATATAAATGGAAAGCCTACTACATTTTATGAAACTGCTAAAGAAGCATATGACCATAGAAGCAATGTTGAGAATTTACAAAAAGCATTAATTAGTAAACAAGAAGAAAACGATCCTTATGCTGAACAAATAAAAGATTTAAAAGAAACCGCTATACAAGAAATTGACTGGGCTACAATTAATACATATACTGACTTAAAAGACCATCAGGAGTTTTTATTAAAACTGTTAACAAACAAAGATAGTTTTATACGTAAAAAAATTATTGATCAAAACTTAGCATATCTTAATAACAGACTTACAACGTACCTTGATAAACTAGGACTACCGCATCAGGTTGTATTTAAAAATGATCTAGCAGTTGAAATTACACAATTAGGACAAGATTTAGACTTTGATAATTTAAGTAGAGGCGAGCGTAATAGACTTATACTTGGTATGAGCTTTGCGTTTAGAGATGTTTGGGAAAGTTTATATCAAAATATTAACTTGTTGTTTATTGACGAACTTATTGATAATGGATTAGATACTGCTGGCGTTGAAAACGCACTAACAGTTCTTAAGAAAATGGGTCGAGAACGTCAGAAAAACGTATACTTAATATCGCACAAAGACGAACTGGTAGGAAGAGTAACACATGTTCTTAAAGTAATAAAAGAAAACGGGTTTACTTCATACGAAAACGATGTAGAGATACACAATGAGTGATGATACGCACGATCTTTTAACTAAAGCATATATGGCTTACTTTAAAGCAAATGAAAAGTTTGAAGCTCGTAATTCTGTAAGAACGCACCGTGAAAGCAGAAAATGGTTACGTGAAATACGTAGATTAGCAAAAGATCGGGCAGAAGAAATACACACAATACACAATACAACAAGAACAACCAGGACCGGTGGTCCAAAATAACAGGCACACATATATAAGTTCATGCAGTGGACTTATCAAGACAAAATAATAGACGAAATACCAGATGAGTATGAAGGCTTTGTTTATCTTATTACTAATACCACTACAGGCCAAAAATATATAGGTAAAAAACTAGCAAAATTTAAGACTACTAAGCCACCACTTAAAGGCAAAAAAAATAAAAGACGAGGCACTAAAGAAAGCGATTGGAAAGATTACTGGGGATCTAGTGATAGACTAAACGCAGATGTTGCCAAACTAGGCGAAGACAAGTTTACAAGAGAAATACTATACCTATGTAAAGGTAGGGGCGAAATGTCCTACATAGAGGCACGAGAACAGTTTGACAGGCGAGTACTTGAAACTGATGATTACTATAATGGTATCATTAATGTTAGAGTAGGCGGATCAGACAAACTCAAACAGGCATTGCTAGAACAAAACATCAAGGCAAAACAATCTAACACATAAGGTTAGCGGGCCAGTTTACAAATACCGCTGAGGAAAAGGTCCTGTGATAAGGACACTCGTACACGTTGAGCCGCGTCCGGTAGTAGGGCGGCAGGATTGATGTAGGTTGACTGTTAGCAATCGAAAAACACAACACAGTTCATAAA